GCCGATGATCGGGAGCATAAAGCCCGAACAGCCCAGCCGGAAGTTGTCCTGATCTGTAAGCGCGGTGGTACTTATTGTTTCATATCCCGTAGAAATCGTTGTTGAATCGTCCGTATGCCCGTACTGAACAGGTATCCGGAAATACTCACCCGCTGCCTGAAACGGCTCGTTGCAATGCTGCTTGAGCCACATCAGCAGGGTGTTCTCCTTGTCGTGATACGCAGTATATTGAATCTTCGGATAGACGTGATCCAGAACTGCGGTAAAAGGCTCGGTGTAGAGAGCCATCTACGAGTCACCTACCTTCTTATCGTTGCGTCCCGAAATCCACGTGAGGATTGTATAGGGGGTCGGGAGTGCCGCCTGCCATTGCGCGTGCCTTAGCCACCTGCTCCTCATAGGAAGCAGATGCCCAGTTTATCGGCCCCTCCGGGCCGTGTGCGCCCGCGCCTTCGGTCACAGTACCTCGTGCCGCCTGTGCTGCAAGTCTTGCCTGTTCCTCTTTCGCCACGCTCCACCTCTCGCGGAACTGTGGCTCAAAGACTGCCAAGACCGAACTCCATAAGTTCGCAGCACCTGTGCGATCAAGATACTGTTGGACCTGATACTCATCCTGCGGCGACATCCTTCTACCCATTGCCTCTGTGAACTTGGTCCTTGTTTCATTCCATTGCCCCCTCGCCCAGTCAAGCGCACGTTCACGCTCGATGCCTTCAATCTTCGCTTCCAGGGCGGCTACTTTCTGCTGTTCGGGTGTCTGCGGCGCTTGCCCCGGCTGGGGTGGCGCAGTACCCGTTACAGTCTGCTGCATCTCGGCTATGAACTTGTCCCGTAAAGTCGGGTGCTGCTCAAGCGCATTGGCGAACTCAACTGCATCGCGTGCGCGGGCAAGCTCCTGACTTGCACGGGTGTATTCACCCTGTAAACGACCATAGTTTGAAAGCTGCGATTGAGCTTCCTCTAACGTATAGGCCTTGTCTCCGACTTGCACGGTTGGCGCGGTTGCGGGCGTTGCCCCCGGAGTTACTGCTGGGGTCGCTACGGGTTCCGTTGGCCCTGAAAACGGTGTGTCTGGAGTTAAACCTTGTTCCGCCATTACCTAATACCTCCTGCCGACTTCAACGATTGGTCAGCGTTACATTCCCATTGGGGGCGGGCCTTGCATTGCTCCGGGGGGTCCACCCATCGGTGGGCCGCCCTGCGGAGGTGCGCCCTGCTCGCCACCAGACATTTCCTCGGACTTCTGCATTATCAACTGACCCAGCACCGCTAACTCTGCGGGGTCTTGAATCCCCATAATTGCCTGAGCCGCTTCTGCGAGTTGCGGCGACATCCCGCCCTCGCCACCGGGAGGAGGGCCACCCATCGGATCGCCACCCATTCCGGGGTCACCGCCCATAGGTGCCTGTGGGCCAGCCGCCATCAAAGCCTGATTTGCCATTCCACCTGGCATTTACTACCACCTCCTACCGTTGTCGATTAACAGCGTTGGTACCGCCGTAAGGTTTGCGAATGTATGAACTCGCAGGCACCGCCTGTCGAGTCATAGCGTTCATCTGATTCATCTGCTGGGGCCGTGCCTGGCCTCGTGGTCTGCCGCCGTAAAGAGAGGCAGAGGTTCGGGGGTTATAGCCCCGTCCGGCGCTGGCGGCTACCCGCTGTGGAGCAGTCCGATGTTGGTCACCCAAACTTCGCCTCGGCGCGATGTAACCTTGTCCAAACCCCTGCGTCTGTCCGTATCGTCTTTGCTGCGTCTGCCCGCCCCCATATTGCTGCTGTGGCTGACCACCGCCTACAACCTGTCCCTGAAACATCCTGACATCGTGGCGGGTGTCGCGTCCCGTGGTCATTCCTCCGTAGTTACCCGCTAACTGCTGGTGCGAGAAGTTGGGCTGTCCTTGACCGCCGAACTGCACCTGTCGCCGTTGGGGAGGCACAAACCCTGTGCCGTAGCCACCGCCCTGCGGCTGACCGTACTGCCCCTGACCCATCTGCTGACCCGTATTGGTCAACGCCTGCTGTCGCCTGCGCCGCTCGTCCGGGTTCATTGCATAGACTGCCAATTCTCGTCACCTGCCCCTTCCGTTATGACCGCTTTTGTACAATGAGTATCGCGTGCATACCCGTATTGAAACTCGTCTTTATCTCCCAATCGCCATCGTCCAGACGCGCAAGCACCTTATCCAACTCCTCGCCTATCGGGTTGGACACCTGCGCCTCAGAGATTGTCCACGGGAACCCATCAGCGGGGTCGTCTTTCTGGTGATTCCAAGTGCCGCCCACCTTAATCCAACGGGTCTTCCTGTTGTCCACTACCGGCTCCGGGGTCGGGTCTTCCAGCGGTTCCACGGGTAGTCCCGCGACTGCTTTGTCTGTCCCGTCTTTGCGGGGTCGTCCCGGTCTTCCATACGCCATTACATCTGTCCTCCTGCTTGCGGCGGCGGTGCCCCGCCACCAGTCATTGCCTCTAACTCCTCGATCCGCTGTTGCATCGCGTCCATCTGCTCCTGTATCGCCATCTCTTGCTCTATCTCATTCACAAGGGACTCCGTATCGGGGAACCCGCCATACTCCACCAGCTTGCCCAGCGGCGCTCGTCTGCCCGTTGCGTCAATGTCCATAAGCTTCTTGAACCACTCGGCCTTCTTCATCGTCAGCGCAGACGCGGGTATAATCTCAAGGTCTAACTCGCCAAGCCAATCATCGGGGCTGAGGAAGATGCTCTGAGGGTCGCCCTCTGGCGCAAGGATACGCGCCTCGATGCCCGTGTATTGGTACCGCTGCTGCATAATCGACATCATCTGCCGACCAAGCATCTTGTTGGAGGCTATGTTGTATCGCTCCAGAAGCCGGATGCGCTGCATTGCCTGCTCGATCATACCCTCTACCGCCACGCCAGGAGTGCCCGCCTTGATATTGCCGGACATAAGCGACTCGTTGATACCACCCAACTCCTGTAGCATACCTTGCATCAGGTCAACCATCTGAGGCAGATCGTTGGGGATCGCGGCGGTGTTCAATATCTGGGGCGGTTGTGTACCCGGCTTGTAGACAAACTTAGCGCCCGGCGCATAGACAAGCTTCCGTGCGTCACAGGAGCCTTCTTCGATTGCCACTACCGGCGACTTATACATATTCCGTATGTCAATTATCTGCCCAACCGACTTATTAAGTATCTCTTGTGGGCTTATCAGGATGTCAAAGATGCCGTAGCCAAAGAGCTTGCCGGGTCGTGGGTGAACCACGTATGGTATAAACGGGAACTCACCGTGCTGGTACGGGTACTCGCCGCCGTCACATACGCGATCAGAGTGTACCGCTTGCCCGCCGCCACGCACATTGAGCAGCATATCGCCCGCAATGGTCAGGCACACCTTGCCGTAGTCGGCATCCCGCATATAGACTTCCTTAATCATTATCTGCTTGCCGTCATATATCTCTTTCCCGGCGGTCGGTAGCTTGTACCAGTCCCCGCCCGTATTAGTAGTTGTCCCTGCCGCGTTAGCCTGCGATATGAACTCGTCCCGTACCTTGCCCTGCCCGTCCGTTGAGCGGAAATGCCACGGCGAGAAGTCTTCCTTGGTCGCCGCCGCAAGGTTCTCTATCTGGTCTTTCATATCGGGGTACGTTCTTGCCAAACGGCGCATACTCTGGGGTGCGTAATGAATCATATACTCTGCGGTGTCCAGTATCTCTATCGGGTTGGCACTCCAGCACGCCGAGGGATCGACCCCGACAAACCACGGGTCAAGCACCGCGCAGTCAATATCGCCCGGGATGTAGTTCTTCCCGTCATAGAACATCTTGTTGAGGTTGATGTGCGGCTTGAACCAGCCCACGCTATAGGTCAGCGCGTAGTCCCAAGCGGTCATACGCCGGTTCTCCATATAGAGCGTTGACCAGAGCTGTTGTAGCATCTTGTCCACACGCTCGGTACGGGACAGCCCGCCCTCTTGCTGCGGCTGATAGTCGTCCTGTGAACGCCCATACACGGAAATCTTGGCGGGCTGGTCGGTCAGTAGTGAGATGTACCAATACTTGATCTTCCTGATGTGGTTCAGTACCACATTCGCCTGCCCGTCCTCTGTGGGCGTATCAAACCAATGGTCGCCCTGCTCGAACTTGTTGTAGCGATCCCATTGGTCTTTGAGGTGCTTGTCCCTGAACGACTCCCATTCCGAGCACATACTCTTGGCGTTCCCAAAGAGCCGGTTATTCTCTGCGCTTAACTGTTGCACACTCACGCACCCTTCCAGCTCGGCACATCACTTCTGCCCAAGCCGATAACTTCCTTTAGCCAGCCGGTATCTATCAGCGGCGTCTTGTCTTTCTTCTGCTTACGGGGGAAATACACATTGGGATGTGCCCCATATCCACCTGCGTCTATGTAATGACACGCCTCGTTACTCTCAATCACGTTGGAGTCCTGCTTGCGCCGGTACAGTCCCCGGAACGCCGTATAGCTCCGTGGGCAATACCGCTGATCTAACAGGAAGCAGAACTCGCCGTTGGGCATCCGGCTGTTCATCAGGTAGTTGAACATCATTATCCGTTCTTCCGGCCCGATCTTCTTGTACCGTGCGTTAATCCCCTTGTTGCCGAGGATGTCTATCGCGGTAAGTTTCGAGGTTTGCGAGTGCTGTTTCGCGGCGACATCAATGTGATCCCATATCTGGCCTTTCCAGGCTTTGTAGTGCTTCTCCTCGGTTTCCAAGACCATATCTGCCAGCACGCCCATATCGGCCTCAAGGCAGGTCTGCTCTCTGAGCCAGCGCAGTTGCGTCTTACGGCTCTCCTCGTCCTGCACTACCTGCATCCAGACACAGACTGAGTGCCGCCACGCGGGGTCCCAGCCCCGTACAATGGGCAGATCGGGTAGTGGCTCAAGCTCTTTGACGTGGTGTTTATCGTTGAAGGTGGGGAAGATCGGCTTGCCAACGTGCGCCATAAAATCAATCTCCTGTTCACGCCGCCAATCGTTCTCCGATGTGACACCCTTGCGGGCTTCACGTTGCCAGGCAATGCCCTCTGGTGTATTCGGGTCGCGTTCCGGGTGACAGGAGAAGTGCGGGAAGACAACGATAAACCCGTTCTTGTTCTCCCGTACAGGCCGCCACCGTGAGATTTCCCAATCCGCATACTCACTCAGCGTTGAATACGGCTCGGTAAAAGTAGTTTTGTCCATTAGGTGTTGACACCCCTGTCAGCTTCCCGAAGTCCTCCACCGCCGGTCGTGCCGCCACAAAAGCAAGTTCCGGGTGTGGCTGCATCGCAACCTCGTCCATAAGTATCCCGGTCGAACCAAACGTACGGAACGCATCGAAGTCGGCACTCACGGCACGGATAACGCTGCCCGTGTGCGGGAACCTCAAGAGCTGTAGTTTCTTCCGTACCTCGCATTTCGGCCTCACGCATTTGGGTAGTTGCTCCCACATAAAGTACGCTCGCCACAGCAGGGCGTAGTCAGCGTCCAGCCCTGCATCGGATAGCTCTCTGGACTGGAAAAAAGTATATCGAGCACGGTGAGTGATTGTGTCCCAAAGGTAATTTCCGACAAAGCGCCAGGTGAAGAATAGCCTACGGGATTTCGCCCAAAGAGTAAAACGATGCCGGAGCCATATTCGATCAGCTTCCTCCAGGTATCCGTAGTTTGGGAACGGCTGGATCGGGCAGTCGGGTCGTTTCGGGTCGATACTCTTTGCGAAGATGTGGTTCCATATCCAGAGACTTTCTTCTTCGTCCCCGTTACTTGCCGCATCCTGCATCTCCTCCCACTTCTTGCGGTAAAGGAGTTCCAGTTTTTGCTCTTGCAGCCTTAGCTTTGACAGCCTCAGCCGTTGAGCTTCGATTGAGTCTTGCGAGTTCGGCATCTATCTCCGTTTCCTTCTCTACAATCCCCTCTATGTCGCCCGCCACGGGCCGGTCGGCTACGTCCTTATGCCACTTGTTCAGGTTCCCTATCCCCTTCTCAAGCGCGTATATCGCTGACGTTACGCTGTTGCCCTTGGCTTCCATCGTTATCTTCCGCTGCTTCTCCAACAGGTCGTGGAATATCTGTACCAGCGCCAGCCCGCCAAGCTTCACTATCCGCTCGGTATTCAAGATGCTGGGGTCTTCCTCGGTTGCGCGGTCAATGACCTCCAGGGCTACGCTATCGTCCACGTTCATCCACTTGGCGGCTTTCCGCAGGTTGCAGCCCCACCGCTTATACTCGCTTATGAGCATCGCCTGCTCCTCCAGCGACAGATCGCGGAGCCTGTCTAACTCCTTGAACCGCTTGTCGCCGTACTTCACAGGCGCTACCGGCAAAGACTTAGCCATTACGGGACCACCTCGTATTCGATTCCGTCCTGTGCCTCACGAGCCGCCTTACGGATCGCGTTACGCTCAGCCGGTGTGTCGTATATCGGCATTGGTAGTGGCGCTGGTTTCTTGGGCAGGATTGGCTCGCCCTTAGCAATCCTTGAGCCGACCCACACGCCCGCGAAGAACAAGCCGCCGCCTATAACCGTCTGCAAGATTCCCAGCCACCAGGTCATTCGTCCCTGCCCTCCGCTGCACGCTTGATTACCTCGCCATCAAACTTACCGAAGTTCGTCTTGAGTAACGCCTTATCGTCTTTCCCGCGCCCCTTGGTAAAGTCCTGCTCAAGAAAAGCCTGCCGTGCCTTCGCCGGAATTGCATCCTCAAAACTCTTAGCATCTGCCCCCCGTAACGCCCGCTCAACCTCTGACCGGCGTACATACCGCTTATCGCTGTGCTTCCTTACAAATACCGTTGGTGCAGGTCTGTTTTTCCTAGGCATACAAACCTCCTGTTTCTACAGTTATTAGACCACCAAACGCTCGGAAGTCAAGTTACTACCGTGCAACGCAATAAACGCCAACGACATACAAGACCACTTTTTTCTTGACAAATGTTCCAAATCTGTTAAGGTGGAGAAAAGGAGGTGCGGTATGTTCTTTGATGGGATGGCTAAGGATATGGGCAATATGATAATAGCCGCGATAGAGAATTGCTACGACCACGGGCTAAACAATCAGCCCAACCTCAACAAAAAGGAATGGACAAGCTCGATGCTCACATACTTTATTGAGGGTTTATCAAACCCAAAGGAGGACTGAATGTGGATCAGAACGGATGAAGGGGCAATGCTCAACCTTGACCAAGTCACAACCATTGTTCTTGAAGATGAGCGAATTAACGCCTTTGACAGCACCTCAGACGAGGAGTGGTATCCCCTCGCCACGTTCGCAACCCCCGCTCTTGCCCAGGCCGCTTTTGACAGGCTGGAGAAGTGGATAGCGAGCGACGGAGAGGACGGCTTGCCGGAAGTTACGCAGGAAGGCAATGCGACCATTGTCAGCCCAAACTGGACTCAAGTCTTTTCCTTCCGCACGCTGTCCGAGGACTACGAGGGGCAGCGCAAGAAGCTGTTGGGTA